CGTAAGCGTCGCCTACCTAACGTATTTAGTTCTGATAAAGGTATTGCATCTCACGAAGTTCGTAGCGGTATCAATTTCCTTATTCAGTCTGTTGCTTCCGACATTAATCTCTTGGCTGGTATAGATTTAAATCAATGGATTAAGGATAATAATAAAGATGCTACAATTGTGGCCCTTGTTCACGACTCTTTAGTACTAGAAGTGGCTGAAGATGATGTTGAGTCTGTATCTAAGGCTATGGCTGAGTTTACTCAGAAAGATAGAGGGTGTTCTATTCCAGGGCAGCCGATTGGAGTAGACTTAGATATTGGAGACGACTATGCCTTCGGAAAATTTGACAAACAGTACCCAGAGTTTCTCTAATATACATTGGCCAGTGTGGGTTATTCGCCCACATGAGCACATTGGAGAAGGTTTAATAACAGATAGGTACGGTATAAGGCGTATAGACTTAAAAGATAAGTCTATGTCCTTTCCTATGCGTAGGCTAGCGATTAAGAAGTTAAAAGACTATAAAGTTTACCCATTAAGAAGAGCAATATGGAACTTTAAAGACTTATTAGCGTCTAAGATGCTACACTTTATAGATTTTGAGGGTAAGATATATCATTATAAGAAAAGTGTATTCCACCCTTTAATTTATAGAAAAATAATTTCTAGGAAATATACTGATACCACTACTATTTCTAGAGTTAAAGGTATTCCCTCTTTCTTTGAAGTAGCGGGAAAACTTAATTTAAATGCAGAGTACGCAGGAATACTAAAAATAGATAGAGGTTATTTGCTATATGAGGTAACTACTGAAAAGTTAAAAGATACTAAAAGGAAAATATGAAAGCAGTTTTATCAAATAGAATTTATATGGCAGCTGACGCTAAACGACAGAAGTTGTTAGACAAAGAGCTAACGTATTCTATTCCATCATATAATCCTATGGAACCGCCTACTATTATTAAGAATATGGGAAGGATTAGCAATAAACTAATATCGGTTCCTATGGGACGGATGGATTTAATCCCTGAAGGTACAGAGATAATTGATAAAAGGACTTCAGTGCCTGTCGATTTTCCCAATTTCAAATTCGACCTTCGGGATAGCCAAGCCCAAGTTTACAATTCAATTGAAGATAACGCAATTGTTAACGCTTTTGTAAGTTGGGGTAAGACTTTTACAGCGATAGCTATTGCCGCCAAGTTAGGGCAGAAGACTTTAGTTGTAGTACATACATTAGCGTTAAGAAAGCAGTGGGAAGATGAGATAGAAAAGTGTTTAGGCATTAAACCCGGCGTCATTGGAAGTGGAAAGTTTGATACTGACCCAATTATCGTTGTATCTAATGTACAGACTCTTGGCAAGAAAATGAAAGAAATTCAAAATATATTTGGAACTCTTATTTTGGACGAAATGCACCACGTAAGCGCACCTACATTTTCTAATATAATTGACAAAAGCAACGCAAGATATAAAATTGGATTAAGTGGTACACTTAAAAGAAAGGATGGTAAACATATTATATTCAATGACTACTTTGGGTATGACGTACATCAGCCTCCTAAAGAGAACTATATAGCTCCTAGAGTTGTTTTAGTAAAGTCTGAGACAAGGTTTCCAGATAGCGCAAAACTCCCCTGGGCTAAGAGAGTTAATACCGTTGCTTATGATGAGAACTACCAGAAGATGATAGCGCAATTAGCGTCTGTCTATGCAGCCAAAGGCCATAAGGTTTTGGTCGTAAGTGACAGAGTCCAATTTTTAAACAGGTGCGCCGACCTAACCGGAAATAATGCAATATGTATTACAGGAGAGCTACCGCATGAGCAAAGAGACCCACTACTACAAAAGATTAAAGATGGAACAGCGGATATCCTCTATGGATCGCAAAGCATCTTTAGTGAGGGTATATCAGTTAATGAGCTTAGTTGCCTCATTCTGGGTACTCCAATCAATAATGAGCCTTTATTAATCCAATTAATAGGCAGAGTTATTAGAAAAATGGAAGGAAAAATACAGCCCGTAGTGTTAGATATACAACTAAAAGGTAATACTGCGGCAAGACAGGCCAAAGCTAGATCGGCCGTATATATTAAGCAGGGATATGACATCAAAGTTATAGCTAGTTAAAAATAACTCTTGACAATGATGTTAAATCTTGGTATAATATAAATTCGAAAATAGAGATTTAAAGATGATATTTTACGACTGGGAAAAGGTGCTTAAATTAAGTAAGGGCAAGACGAAAAATACAATAAGGTTGATGGCTATCTACACTTATGGTATTAAGATGCCTAAAAATAAGAAAAGTATAAGTCACTTTTACAGACAAGATATAGTTGGAGATAGTTTTTTGCTAAATCCTAAAGAACTATTTAAGAATAAGCTTCAAGTAACTCTAGAACAGATGGTTACCTATATGGAATTAGCAAGTTATAGAAATTACTTAGATTACAAGTGGCAGGGCGTTAAAACCTTACCACATAGATACACAGAGATAACTCACCAAGATATAGAGGACAATCCTTTATTAGAACTTGATGAGCAAGATAATATTAAATTTTATTACGAGGAAAAAGATTATGGCAATTAAATTTGGCAATGTAACAGGTAAAGCAAAGAAATCAGCAGTAGATGCATACACTTATAAAGAAGGTAACAATGTTGTTCGCATGGTAGGAGACGTACTTCCTAGATATGTATATTGGGTAACAACAGCAGACGGTAAGCGTGTTCCTATGGAATGCTTAGGGTTTGATAGAGACCAAGAGAAATTTACGAACATTGAAAAAGACTGGGTAAGACACTACCACCCAGATATGAAATGTTCTTGGGCATACGCAGTACAGTGTATTGACCCAGATGATGGTAAAGTTAAAGTACTAAACCTTAAAAAGAAATTATTTGAAGCAGTAATGGTTGCAGCAGAAGACTTAGGTGATCCTACAGACCCTACTACTGGCTGGGACTTAGCATTTAAGAAGCAAAAGACTGGACCACTTCCATTTAATGTTGAGTACACACTACAAGTATTAAAGTGCAAGCCTCGCCCATTAGATGAAGCAGAGTTGGAAGCTATTAAAGAGCTTCCTAGTATTGATGATGTTATTAGTCGTCCTACTGCAGACCAACAGAAAGAGTTCATTGAAACTAGAATCCTAGAAAATGGTGGTTCTGATAATGTACCTGAGGAAGTTGCAGAGGAAGTAGCAGAGTTACTGTAAGTTAAAAAAGTTTAAGAGGTCTCACTTTAGGTGAGGCCTTTTTTATCGCATAAAGGAATAACCAATGAGTAATAAGTGGACAACTCAAGATGTACAAGATCTTAAATTGGGAGTAGAGATCGGGCTGACTCATGCTGAGATAGGTGAGATTATGGGTAGGACGGAACTTGCAGTGCGTAGTAAGTCATTCGAGCAGGGCTTTAAAAGCCTTTATGGTAGAATAAAGACCATGGAAGAGTATAAGGCAGGACTACCAAAGGATATAGAAGTATTAGAGGAGTACGTTAATTCCTCTACTAAAATATTGCATAAACATAGCTGCGGCTTCGAATGGAAAATAGTGCCTAACAGTATACATAGAGGGCGGAGCTGCCCCAAGTGTAGCTCCGCTGCGGTAAAAACTACTGAAAAATATAAAACAGAGCTACCAGAAGACATAGAAGCGCTAGAAGAATATATCAATTCCTACACTAAAATACTACATAAGCACAGCTGTGGGCATAAATGGGCCATAAGACCCAGCAGTATTCTTAGTGGTAGCGGGTGCCCTAAGTGTGCTAAAACTGGTTTTAAGAGTACTACTGCAGGTACTACATACTTAGTATACTTCTATGCTCTAGGTATCTACAAAGTAGGGATTACTAATAGGACAGTAAAGGAGAGATTTAACGAGGAATTACAACCTTATGACATAATACTAGAGCGACACTTTAATAAAGGTAAAGATGCAAAAGAACTAGAAACTGAATGGTTAGATAATTTAAAACCATTTTTATACAATACAAACGAATTAAAAAGCGGAAACACGGAGACATTTATATATGAAGATACTATTCTCAGCTGATTGGCATTTAAAACTTGGAGTAAAAAATATACCAAAAGAGTGGGCAATTAATAGGTACGACCTAATGTTTAAGGAACTCTATAAGTTAGAAAAAATAGTAGGCTTACACATTATTGGAGGGGACCTGTTTGATAGGATGCCTACTTTAGATGAGCTAAGTCTATATTTCAAGTATATAAGAGATATTAGTATTAAAACTATTATATACCCAGGAAATCACGAGGCATTAAAGAAAAATACCTCATTTTTAACGAACTTAAAAGAGGTAACTAAAGCTGTCAATCCTTTAGTAGAGATTATAGATGATTATTATAAGTTAGAAGATATTGATATAATTCCTTACAATAAACTAAAAGAGTTTGATCCTAAAGACTTTGATGGTAGAACTTTATTTACGCACGTTAGAGGGGAGATACCTCCGCACGTGCACCCAGAGATAGACTTAAAGAAGTTAGATCGTTGGGACTTAGTTATTGCTGGAGACTTACACTCACATACTAATTCCCAAAAGAATATCGTATACCCAGGTAGTCCCGTTACTACTTCGTTTCATAGAAACCCTGTAGATACAGGAGTACTGCTGTTCGATAGTGAGACGTTGGATTGGTCGTGGATGAAACTAAAGTTACCTCAATTAATTAGACAGACAGTTAGCCACCCCGATCAAATGGTACGCACAACATTCGATCACACAATCTATGAATTAGAAGGCGACGTAAGTGAGTTAGTGAAAGTAGATAAAGATAATACCTTATTAGATAAAAAACTAATAAAAAGACATAATGACTCTGCCCTTATCCTAACAGCAGAGATGACGTTAGAAGATGAGTTATCAGAATATCTACAGTTTATTATGGGACTAAATGAAAAGAAAGTTAAAGAAGTTTTAGGAGTGTTTCATGATTATACTTA